CCCGCATTGCAAACTATTACGTCTCAGGTTCAGACCTACAGATTCAGATGTACACCGGTGCTGACTGGTTCAATACCTACGGTATGTTGCCAGCAATCGTTGAGATGGATTATATAAACAATAATCCACGTATCCGCTTGCTAAATCCATTTGGCGTTTATCCAGAGATTGACAGATTTGGTCGCACAATTTCTTTGACCCACATTACAAATACTGACGCTGAGACTTTAGCATCACAGTATCCAGAGTTCTACAATGAAATCCTTGGCGCTAATAACGCAAGTTATCCGCTAAACAAAATGCCAGCAAATACTCCATACCTAACGCTGGTTCGTTATCACGACAAAGACCAAGATTTATTATTTATCCCAGAGCGCAATAACCTGATTCTATCGCAGACAGTAAACGTCCTTGGTAAGTGTCTGGCTTCAGTTGCTGTTCGTTCATCTATTGATGGCGAAGCACGAGGTCAGTTTGATGATGTTCTAGCGGTACAACTGGCCCGTGCTCGCTTTGCAGTTTTGCAAATACAAGCGGCAGAAAAGTCAATCCAAGCGCCCATTGCAATCCCTCAGGATGTGCAAGAGTTGGCCCTCGGCCCTGACTCGATTATGCGGTCTGCCAATCCACAAGCGATTCGCCGTGTACCGCTGGAACTTCCTCCTGGAGTATTCACAGAGTCTGGTGTACTAGAACGAGAACTACGTCTTGGTGCAAGATATCCAGAAGTACGTTCCGGTAACCTTGATGCTTCTGTTGTAACTGGTCGCGGTGTACAAGCGCTACAGGCTGGATTCGATACACAGATTCGCTCGGCTCAAGCACAGTTTGCTCGTCTGTTTACAGAACTTGTAGCACTCTGCTTTGAAGTTGATGAAAAAGTATTTGGCAATATGACCAAAGAAATCCGCGGAAGCGAAGATGGCACACCATACTCAATGAAGTATGTTCCATCTAAGGCTATCGGTGGCGAATATGGCGTAGATGTACGCTACGGAATTATGTCCGGTATGGACCCTAACCGTGCAATCATTGCTCTGCTACAGATGCGTAGCGATAAATTAGTTTCAAGAGATTATGTACGTCGCGAAATTCCAATGGAGTTAAATGTCACTCAAGAAGAACAACGTGTGGACATTGAAGAGATGCGTGATTCTCTTCGTGTTGCTATGGCTCAGTATGCTCAGGCTATCCCCGCGCTTGCGGCACAAGGTCAAGACCCTTCTCAAATCGTTACCCGAATCGCGGAAGTTATCAAAGGCCGGCAAAAAGGCAAAGCAATCGAAACAATAGTAGACGAAGTATTTGCCCCAGAAGAACAACCACAAGTCCCAGCAGAAATGATGGGCGAACAAGTTCCAGCAGCAGGTATGGCCCCAGCCCCTGCCTCGCAGCCAACTCCAGAAATGACGACTGGTGCGGCCCCTGCTGCTGGCGCTCGTCCCGATATAGCAAGTTTGCTCGCGCAAATCGCAGGTTGAGCATAGCCGAAGGAGGTGCTAAATGAAAAAAGGTGGACGTGCTGCTGCTCCAATGCAGAAGCCAACAGAAGGTAAGAAGGACGAGAGGATAGGGCGTGAAGAAAAAACAAGATTATGTTCCGCGTCCTATCCGTCTCGCTGATTTCTTAGTAGTACTAGCAGGATTTATACATAACATAACCGCAGCGATTCATACATTTACAGATGAGATTTTAGAAATAGCAACATATAACGCAATCAGAGAAAACCAAGTCAATGAGGCTTGGGAACAATTCACAGAAGATTTAGAGACGATGGAGGACGGTAATGGCTAGAGGTCCATTAGCAGGGGCGGCAGGCCCAGGCAAGTTCTCTAAGAGAACAGATATGAGTATGGGTTCTATCGCATATGGCGAAGGTGTTGAGACTGCCGCTATTAAAGCAGGCGCTCCACTTGCTAAGACTCCAGATGTGCGTGGGCTTCCAGCATCACAGGTACGTGAAGCAGCTCAAGTAACTCCATTATTTGCACCAACGCAACGACCTGATGAACCAATTACTACAGGTATTGCTATTGGTGATGGAGCAGGTCCTGAAATTCTTGGTATTAATCAAGCTCGTCCACAAACAAGATTATCCGACGCTTTAGCACAGATGCTTCCATTTGATACAACTGGTGAAATAACCATTCTGTATCAAGAAGCGTTAGCACGAGGTGATTAATGTCTGATCTAAATGCAGTAGCAGGTGCTGCTGGTTTATCAGATGAGCAAAAGAAGAATGTTGAGCGCTTAAATAAAGCGCTTGAAACCCACAAGACTCTTTTGAATCTACCAGGTACAGTAGCTAATCAAGCCTATAACACCAAGTTAACTCCTAAAGAGCAACAGGATTTAACTACTAGGTTTGGCACTCAACCTCCAGAGGAGAAACCTCAGCGTGGTTGGCTAGGCACTGCTTGGCACTATACCGGTGGAAAAGTATTTGATTTCCTACAAGCCGCTTCTGACTTTTCTACTCGCGTTGCTCGAACCGGAATCATCGCTCTTGAAGAAGACCGCAATCTTGCAGATGCTTGGGACCGTTCAGAAAAAGACGGACAAAAGGTATTTAATGAAGAGCGTCTAAATGACGCTGAGGCTAAGTTTGGTAAGAATCTAATTGGCATAGCCAAGAAGATTCAGATGGCTAAGACTAGCGAAGAAGTAGCACAGTTAATGGCTACTGCTACACCTGAAGAAAAGTACTGGCTACAGATTTCAGACCGTACCGTAACTAATCTACCAGGTGCAGATAGTAAGAAGTTACAAGCAGACCGAGATTTACTTGATGATGCTATATCTGCAGTAAATGCAGCTCAGTATTCACCAGGTCGTGCAATAGCAAACTTAATTGATAGTTTTGTTCCTGGTGATTTTTACAAAAATGGTTTCTTTTACAAGATTACATCAGGTGCTGTAGATGCTGCCTATCGCGTATTCGCAGATCCTACCTTGTTGGCTGGAAAAGCAAAGCGTCTATATGATGTCAACAAGTATGCCTATGAAGTTATCCTTGGAGCCACAAAGAAAAGCCAAGAAGCTGCTAAGGCTTATTGGGCAAAGCCACAGACAAAAGCGCTTTGGGATGAATATGGTCAGAAACTAAAGAACCTACGCGAGGCTACAGTTAAGGGACAGCCAGAGGCTGCAGCAATAGCACGTAGAGAAGCAGAACGTTTAGTTCCAGAATTTGGTCCTGCAGTTATCAATCTGCTAAACAAATCTGATGTCAGTGATGCAAAGTCTGCACAAGCATTCTTTGAGAATAGCGCTGATGCCTTCAAGATTATGGCAGCAGGCACTGCTCGCAAGCGCATCCTTATGCCTAAACTAGATGCTACCCGTAGAGCTAGAGTAAAGATTCTGACTGGTGCTAATAGAGTATTTAACTTGGACAAAGTTGGACCAAGACTCGTAGATGATTTCTTTGGCGCACCTGAAACTTCAGATGGTATCTATAAAGCCATCACAGAAGAACCAGGAAAGTTAATAAAGTCTGCCCAAGATGTTAATGCTAAGGGCTTGCGGTTCTCATCTGCTGAAATTGCTCGTCGTATCGACAAAGCAAAGCGTAAATTTACCGCTATTCCTCTATTTAGAAATGACGCATTTGATGTAACAGCAGAAGATGCACCTAAAAAGATTTATCAACTAGCAGCATTATTCGTTCCAACCCGTGAAGCCAAGCTAATCTCTGAGACATTCAATGGTCTTGAGGAAGTTGGTAAGCGTAAAGAGTTCTATTACGGACTATATGCCTCCATTGCTGAGGCTCGCGGTATGAATATGACTGTAAACGGTCAGAAAGTTGTACGTAGACTCACCGGTAAAGGCGATGTCAAGTACAGCATTGCTGGAACTGATGACTATATTGACTTTGGTTTGCTACCAAGTGAGATGAACAATATGGTTTCAGCACCAAGTCTTGTAGATATTGACCGTATGGCTTCAAGAAGTGGTTTAATCCAGAATCTTGTAGGCGTATCCAACACCCGATTTATGGAAAGCGCTACAAATGCTTGGTCATTCTTGACTTTGGCTGGATTCAGATACGCACTTCGTAACTCTATTGAAGACTTGATGGTAAATATTGCCATTGGTAAGTCACCTTGGGGTATTGCTAAGAGCCGTTACTACTCAACTCGTATAAATACTGCTCTTCAGTTGACTCCAGGTCTAACTACTGGTGAAAAGATTGCATCTAATCCACTTGGTTTTGTAATGCGATTTGTAAATAGGGGTGAAGCAGAGCGTTACTCTACAAGAATCGCTGAGATTGACGGTATTCTTTCGGCAAAGAAAGCAAAGATTGCTGAGTATTCAAATATTGTAAAGACCAGTAAGAATGCCAAAGAAGTAAAAATGGCTCAGGCTGGTATTCGTCGTATTCGTAAAGAAATTGCTGGCGGTCCTGAAGAAGAAGTTCGCAAGATTATGGCAGAGGCTCTATCTGCTGGACGTGTTCAAAAGTTCGCTAAATCTCTTGGTATATCTAAGATGCCTCATTTGATTTAGCCAAGACTCTTGGCGTTAAGCAGGCAGAACTGCGTCTAGATCTTGGTGGTCTAAAGAACAGATATGCTAAAGCAGCAGCATCTAGAGGCTTTACTGAAATTGGTCTAACACCAAACAACGAAGCATCACTAATTGCCTGGGCTTTACGTATCTCATTCTACGGTAATGATGAACTGGGTTCTATTGCCCTTGCTAATATATCTGATAATCCAGATGAGGCTATAAAGGCAGTCAATGCTATAAAGGGTTGGCTATCAGATCCTAAGAATGCTCAAGTTCTAAAGGATGCTCGTCTATCTGCAGGTAAGCAGTTGACTATAGATGACTATGCAAAGACTGTATATAACCGTGCAAAGGCTATTGTTACAGGCCGTAATGGTAAAGTAAATACAAACCTTTTAGACAAGATTCGTACCTTTGATGCAGACCTAGACCGTTATGTAATCTCAGGTAAGTTATCATTAGATGACCTGCCAGATAATATTGATGAAATTCCAGCATCTGTAGTAGGTCCAGAACTTGTACCTGTATCAGATGTAAATAATTACACATCGCCTTTGATGCAAAAGGGTTGGGTATGGCTAGGTTTGTCTACTGCTAGATTATCTCGTCAGCCTATGGCGTTATATGAAGTCACAAGAATCCGTAAACTAGCTCGTAAGACTGGCTTTGAAGATAACTTCTATAAGGCTTATATGAAAGACCTACCTCTAGAAGATGCAGAGTCAAGAGCAGCGGCTTTAGCAAACGCTAAAAGAGAATACGCTAAACTTGTAGAAGAACGAGCAGTATCAGAGATTCTTCCATACGTAGATAATCCTCTTATCCGTAGCCAGGTAGCATTCTCTGCTCGTAACTTTGCTCGATTCTATCGCGCTCAAGAAGATTTCTACCGACGCCTTTCCCGTATTGTTCGCTATAACCCTGAAGCAATTCAGAAGTTAGCGCTTACATTTGACGGAGTAGCGCACTCTGGCTGGATTCAAGAAGATGACCGTGGTGAGAAGTACTTTGTGTATCCACACTTTGCTCCAGGATATAGAGCGATTCAAGGTGTTATGGAAGCACTTGGTGTTCCACAAGACTTTAAGATTCCATTCGCTGTTCAGTTTGGTGCATCAGTTAAGATGCTATCGCCATCACTTAATACCGAGTCTTGGCTACCTACATTCTCAGGTCCTGCTGCAGCGCTACCAATTACGGTTATTGAAAATCTAACAAGCAGATTATTTGAACCAGGTATGGGCGATACAATCGCAAGATATACCTTAGGTCAATATGCTGTTGGTACAAGCCTTGTATCCCGCTTTATGCCTGCTCACGTCAATAGATTCTTGAATGCAATGGATCAAGATGAGCGCAATAGCCAGTACGCATCTGCTTATCGTAAGGCAGTAACATATCTTGAGGCAGCAGGTCACGGCATTCCAAAGCGTTATGATGATGCAGGCCAACTAATTCAACCATCAACTGGTGAACTTGAAGAGTATCGCCAGAGAGTTGCTAATGCAACCAGGTCAATCTTGGCAACAAGATTCGTATTCGGATTCTTTGCGCCAGCATCACCTTCAGTCCAACTCAAGAGCGATATGCAAGAGTGGATTAGAGACGCTGGTCAAGCCAACTTCAAGCAGACTTTCAATGCTCTTCGTGAGCAATATGATGGCGATTATGATGCAGCAATCAAGCGCTGGATAGAATTATATCCAAATGCTGTGCCATATACAGTCACAGAATCTGAGCGTAAGACTGTAGCCTTCTTTGATTATGCTGACGAATCAGGTAAGTTCGTTGAGCAGAACGCTAAGATGTTTGAGAAGTACCCTGAAGCGGCGGCATTCTTGATTCCACATAAAGGTGGATTCTCATTTGATGCTTACAAGACTATGGCTGATATGGGTCTACGCTCTAATAAGCGAGTCGAAGATTACCTACGAGAAGTACAAACCGCATCTGACCTACAGACCTACTATCAGAAGCGTAATGAGTACGAAGAGACCTTGAAGTTCACAGGCTCTGACTTTGCTCGAAGTCTTCTTCGCCAACAATTCAATGACTGGAAAGCAAGATTCTTTGCTGGTCGACCATTGGTTCAAGAAGAACTAAACCAGGGTGCAGAGAAGCAGATAAAGAGACTACAAGCTCTTGATGATTTAGAGAAGTTCTTAGCAGATCCTACTTACAGAAATATCCGTAAAGATACTCAAGATGTTCTACGTCAGATGGTATCTCTATATGGAACCTATAAGAGTCAAAGAGAAATATTTGAATTGACTGGAAGTGGAAGAGATTTGATTACTTTCACAAAAGACAGCACAATTCAAAGACTGCGAGAGTTAGCAAAGTATAACGAAAATACACAAGCAGCATATGACGCGCTGTTTGGAAGATTGTTAGACGACTAGGGAGATAGATAGCTGATGGCAGAAACAGATATCACCGGTGCCTTTGGTGCCGTTAAAAGTGAAAAGGGCTATCTCAACGAGCGTCTTGACGTAAAGAGCGCACGAAATAAACGCTTCAATGCTAATAGCAAACTCACACTAGCTCTTCGCCAATTTACAGAAAGAACTTAATGATGCCCAATTAGAAGTATCTCGGGTCGAGTCTTTGGCTAAAACTGATTACCGTCAGGCTAAAGCAAAGATTGACCAAAAGAAAGAAAAATCTGAAGCGGTTAAAATCAATAAAGATATTACCAATGCTCAGACAAACCTACAGAGATTAAAAGATTCAGGCCAATCTACCGCAGGGCAAGAGGCCTTAATCAAGGATCTCATTGCTAAACGAGATAAAACTGGCGAGTATGCAGTTAAGCAAGATACTGGCAATGTTGTTGACCAAACTGAGCAAACTGCACAAACTACTCGTGATTATGGCGCAGAACTAAATAGCGCTGGTCAGTTCATCTACGGAAAGAAAAATCCTAAAGACCTAATTGCTCTAGGTACTCTACTAAAAGATGCTGGCTATTACGACTATCCAGTAACGGGAACACCTAATGATTTATTGGTGGCAGCGTATCAAAAAGCTATTCAGGAAAACCTTGTTAGAACTAATAACGTAGCTGGCGGTCCTACAGTAAATATTAGTCGTAGTATCTCAACACCTCTTGAGGCTGCTTCTAGAGTAGAAAATATATTTAAGTCTGAACTTGGGCGTTTACCAACACCTCAAGAAGTTGAGAAGTATTCCAAGCGTCTTATTGACCGCGAAAAGAAACAGTCTTCAAATGTAAGAACTGTATCTAAGAAGGTCGGCGGAGTAACTGTTACTGAAACTACTGGTGGTTTAGACCGTGACCAGTTCTTACAGAACCTAGTTCGTAAGAGTCCTGAGTATTCAAAGCGTCAGGCAGAAGGCCGCTCTCTTAGTATCCAGTCATTGCAAGGTATAGCAAACGCTAATGGTATTAACCTATCGCCTCAACAGTTAGAGCAATATGCTCTTGAGGTGCAGAATGGCAAAGATATCAAGGTTATCCAGAACCAGATACGCAATCTTGCTGGCCTTGGTATGCCAGATACCGTTAAGAAATTGCTTGCTGAAGGAACTGATTTAGATACAATCTATTCACCGTATAAAAGAGCTATGGCTTCTGTGTTAGAGATAAACCCAGAAACAATTAATTTATCTGACCCAGTACTTAGAAGTGCAATAGGTCCTAATGGTGAAGTAAGCCTATATGATTTCCAACGACAACTCCGCAAAGATCCTCGTTGGCAGTATACAAACAATGCTCGTGAAGAAGTATCCACTGTTGCACTTAATGTGCTTCGAGACTTCGGATTCCAGGGGTAATAATGTCTGAGAAATTTAAGAGTAATTTAGCATCTGCGGTAAAGGAATATAACAAAAGTATTGCTGCTGCAGAAAAGACTGTTGCTGATGCTACAGCCGCTGGCAGAACAAAGATAGCCAACAAAGCTCAGGGATTATTAGACGACCTAAGAAGTTATGCTCCAATAATTGAAACTCTGAAAAAAGCAGAATCTGGTAAGGCTTCTTATGGAGGACCAATTACTCAAGGTCTTGCAGATGTCATAAATGCAGGCAGGACTAATCAAACCTATGGCGGAATTTCTGGCGGTATGCCAAATATGGTATTACCCAGAGAAGGCAATGTTGCTGGGTTTGAATCAAATGCTTCAGATGCTGAGTTTGCATCAAGCGGTGGAACCGGTACATCTAATACTGGCAAAAGATACATCAACGGAAAGCAAGTAACTGAATCCGAGTGGAACACTTTTTTATTTCTGCATATACGCTTCTATTAGAACAATTTAATCAATATGGTCTTGGAGCGCTTGTAGAACCACTAAAAAACTTTATCGTTGAAGGTTTATCACCTGCAGAGTTTACCCTTCGTCTGCGTGACACTGATGCCTATAAGAAGCGCTTTGCTGCTAATCAGGCTCGTATTCAAAAGGGACTTCGTGCTTTATCTGAGGCAGAATATATTGGTTTAGAAGACCAGTATCAAAACGTTATGCGTCAGTATGGATTACCACAGTCTGCTCCTGAAGTTGCAGCATCTCTACGTTCTTACTATCCAGATATTACAAATGGCGACATCCTTGCTTATGCGTTAGATCCTGATAAAGCAATTACTGAAATCAAGCGTAAGGTAACCGCTGCTGAAATTGGTGGTGCTGCAACTATGGCAGGACTAGCAACAGGTATGGCAAGAGCAGAAGAACTTGGTCGCTATGGAGTTACTGGAGAACAAGCTCGTCAAGGATTTAGAGCAGTTGCAGAAGTAGCACCTCGCGGTAGCCAACTTGCAGAGTTCTATCGACAGACTCCATATACACAGACAACTGCAGAGCAGGAAGTCTTTGGACTTACCGGAGCAACAGAAGCAGCAAGACAACGAAGAAAATTAACAGAACTTGAGACTGCCGCCTTTTCTGGTCAAACCGGAATGGCTGGTGGCGCATTAGCCCGCGACAGAGCGGGTTCATTCTAGGCCTGCTAACGGAACTACCGGCCCGTTAGAGAGATATCAAGACCGGCAGTAGGAGCCATATCGCGTCCCCCAAACGATATGAGGCCTGCGACAACTACTAACAAAGGGAGATGGACCTATGTCCAACTACGACTACGAAGATGACGACTTTGAAACAGAAGAGAGAGATAACTCTTCTAATGATCTCGTCAAGCAGTTGCGTAAAGCAAACAAACAGAAAGAAAAAGAACTGGCTGAATTAAAGGCTCAGTTTGATGGTCTTTCAAAAGCAAATAGAGAACGAGCAATCAAAGACGCCCTCGCTAGTCGCGGGGTAAATCAGAAGATAGCTTCTTTTATCCCACAGGATATAGACCCAACTGAGGAGTCTGTATCAAAATGGCTTGAGAACTACGCCGATGTATTCGGTGTACAAACCGAGCAAAACCAGGCAACGCCTAATGTAGATCCAAAGCAAGCGGCTGCATATCAACGTATGACCAATGCTGTAGAACAAGGAGTTACTCCAGAGTTCCAAGCAGAGATTCATAAGAAGTTGTTAAATGCAAATAGCCGTGAAGAATTGGATGACATTATTAGGCAGTCTGGACTCTAATCCGAACCC